CCGACTTGTCACTACTCTTTACAGCAAACTTATCTCCCATGTCAAGTACTACTATGTCGGGCTTACTATGCTTAATGATATTCTCAACCCATCCTAAGTCTTTTCCTGTGCTATCAAACATGCTGATCTTATCACGGACCTTCTTGTAACGAGCAGCGGCTAACGCATAGTTAGACTTAATCTCATCTGTATCCATACTGGCAGCAGCACACAAGTAGCGTTCCGCTACACGCACATACTCTTCTTCATTGCACAGTACCATACACTTAGCTCCCTGCTCAGCAAAACCACTAGGTGATGCTATAGTGGATGCATGGAAGCTTGTCTTACCTGTGTTAGGTCTAGCACCTACGATAATGAAATGACCACTACTGATGCCTTCTATGCGCCCAGCCAAACTAGGTATGTTCCACTTCCATTGTGACTGTGTGTTACCAGCCTCAAGAATTGTATCAATGTCAATGTCAGCCCACTCAACATTCATGTTAGGCATGAAGTTATCCTCATGCGCCTCTAGCACCTGACGTAACGGCTCAAGAGAGGTGAGCTTACCGTTAACGTAGTCAAAACCTAAGTTAGCTACTTGCTCACCTACATGCTGTTGAAACATACGAGACAGAACGTCAGACGCTACGTCCCTAGACAGAGGCTGCTCTTTGCGTAGCTTGGCGAACAGCCCCTCATAGAGAACCTTATTAGCAGTGGTCAGTGTGTTGTACTCAGAGAAGAACAAAGCTTCTAGCTCTGATGTGGATATAGTACGGTCATACTTCTCCATTGCGTTATCTAAGACCTGCTTAATCTTGCGTATGTCTTTAGTAAATAACTTGTCAGGACATTTGATACCCTTGTGATCTTCATAGAACTCCTGATCATGTAGAGTTCTTATGAGCGACAAATCCATCATTATAGCTCATCCTCCTTCTGTGACTCTATACCCTTCTGTATCAACGAAACAAAGCCTACATTAAATATAGCTGCGAATGTCTCAGGGTCACACTCTACCTGTAATGTAGCACTGCCATCCTTATGCTCCTCCACTGCGATTACTTTGATTGCTTTGTTGACATCTTCACTCATCTTTTATCTCCTTATTATATTTACGAAACCTTTTATTGTAGGCCTTTTTAATCTTCTTTAACTGTCCAGCTTTCCATACATAAAACTTACGTGCTTTAGTAAGTCCATCATACTCATCACCGCCCTTCATTGATATACGTTTATTCATTCATCATCTCCTACTACTGGGGTGTTAGTACTAGCAAGTATTGCCGCTTAACTAATACAGTGATGTCAGTTTACTCATCTCTCAGTGCTACCCATGACACAGGGAATAGGTCTTCCATCTTTAAGCTGATAGCCCATGCTACCTCTTGTGTTTCTGCCTGTGTGTCAGGCTCACACCTTAGCTTACACATATCTGCAAAGGCGTCAAGGCTACCTGACCAATACCATTCAGTCATGGTGCTTTGTGGCAACACCATACGTGCTTGCTCTGGGCATACACTATGCTCTAGTAACTCGTTGTAACTGCGTAGTGCAGTATGATTGTAAAAACTTATAATGTCTGGATCAGGATAAATAACTCCTTCACTACCCTGCTTCTTATCATCAGCCCTACCACGCCATTCATTAGGCTCATAGAACTCAGGCTCATCATCCACATACCTACGACTGATCTCATTCCATCGTAGGAACTTATGCTTGACTAACTGCCTAGCTACAAAGATGGGTGCCTTAACGTGGAAGCTGGCAAAGGCATGACCAAAGGGTGACATGTGTCTGTGCTTGGCTAGGTACTTGATTAGTCTAGTGTCACCCTCTGTCATAGCCTTGTGTGTCTTACCAAAGGATACACGTGCTGCATTGACTACAGACAGATCACTACCCATGTGGTCTATGTATGTTACTTCAATCATCTGTAGTTATCTCCCATGTCTCTACCCAATGCTTCATGGCATACTTACCTTGTATAAACAAGGCACGTTCATCTGCTTTACTTTTCTTACCGAACACAGAGTTGATACCTAAATCATTCATAACAACATAGACTTTGCTAGCCATTCCATGTTCCCTCATCTTTGTAATCCCTCATAGCTTGCTTACGTTCTTGGTTAAATAATTCATCTAACCTTGGATTGCCATTCAAGTACTCAGGTATATCACCTCTGTCAAGTTTTTTCTTTATCCAATCTAATAATCTTTGTATCATGGTGCTGTCCCTTTCCATAGCTTAAGTTGTGCTTCTAGCTGCATAATATCTTTTTCTAGCTTAATACATGTCTTATTAAGGTACTTAGCTTGATATTCCCAGTGGTCTGACTCACGTTCAATCATTTCTATCTGGTTACGCAGTTGTTCATTCTCTTTCTGCACTTTCTTTAACTTAGTCACTGCTTGTTCCCACTCATATCTCTGTATCATTATAGTAACTCCTTAAGTCTTTCAATGTCAGACTCTACACGATACTTTATGTCATCGTCAAGCCTGAATGCTATAGTAGTTACCCCTGTCCACTCCTCTATCTCTCGTCTGTACTTCAAGGTCTTGTGTGTAGCATCAGGATCTAACGCTACTATGATCTGAGAATAATCTCCTAAGTGTGACATATGTGCCGCACTCAAAGACGTACCAAGAATAGCCATACCTGTGAACCCTAGCTTGGCTACAGTGATGGCACTGATGACATCCTCAACTACCACCACAGTCTCACCTGTACCAGCAACAAAGTAGTCAGCCTTGCCAGTGTAGCGTAGCCACTTAGGGTTGCCGCCCTGCAATGCCCTGCCTACAGCATCAATCATTACACCCTTGTGAAAGATAGGAAACACAGCACGTGTATCTTTAAGGTCAAACATCAGCCCCTGATCCCACAAGTCCCACTTGTCTCTGAACTCATCTAAGCCATCACCACTCTTTACCATATGCTCTGGTATATTCATGGCCTCAATCTTAGGTTTAGCTTTAGGTATATCTTTCATCCTAGCCTCTATGTCAGCAGCAGTCATACCTACAGTATGGATGCCCTGTATCTTACAGCCTAGCTTGTAACAGTTATACACTACCGCACCACCTGACTTGTGTGCAGTAAAAGTATTCTTACCACCACAGTCAGGGCAGTCACCCCTTACAGTGTCACCCTCACTCAAGTCTAAGTCATCTATGTATTTATCCATACTCATTATATTTCCTTAATTGCCCATAATAATAGGCCGTATGGAGCAAAAGTTATAGGACACTCCATCTATTTCCCAATCATATGATCCGTCTACAGATAAATCTATTTGATCATGCCCGTCTTTTTCATATGACCAAAACTCTATGCGGTCATGGAATGTTTCAGCAAAGTCAGTCTTTATTATTCTAAGATTAACAACTTCACCATCGTCATTAACTGCATCCCTTAGATGTATATACACATATTTACTTCTCATATCAAGTCATCCTTTCTGTTAGATAGTGCCTTAGTAGCACCTGCCAGTGTGTTGACCAAGTAAGGTGTGACACTCTGAGGACTAGCGTGACCACTAACCTGCATGATACCCACCACATCAACACCACGCTCAACCATCTGTGTAATAGCTGTACGCCGTAAGTCCATAGCTGTCAAGCTAGTAGGCAAACCAGCCTCTTCTTTAACTTCATTGACTAAGCCACATATCTCATGATCCTCATAGGGTGTGTATGCACCTGCTCTAGGCTCCACTCTAGGGGTGACATAGGGCTGGAACCCAAAGTCTTCTTTCTGCTGCTTGAGCATATCAACCAAGCCGCCTTGTATAGGTAAGAATACACTCTCTCCACGCTTGCTTTGTTCTAGCTCCAACTGATTGCTATCTAGATCTAGGCTAGTCCAAGGAAGCATACGCATGTCACCTACACGCTGCGCCCAGTGAAACGCCATGTGTACAATCAAGCCAATGCTACGCCACCGCCACTGATTGTAAGCAGTGTCAAGGAATAGTCTGACTTGAGGTGTAGTCCACTTGATTTTACGAGGCTTGGCTTTCTTGCGCTTGATAAGTGATACAGGATTACTCACCATAGCCTCATGCCTGATTGCTGTATTGATGACAATGCTAAGGCAAGTAGACATATAGTTAGCACTACGCACCCCATGATTTACCAGCCAGAAGTCATATGCAAAAGTAACATGCTTAAAACGTATATCTTTTAGCTTGATGCCACCTAGCATACGTCCTGACTGTACTGTAGTAAGGCAAACAGCCTTTAGCTTTCTTTCGTAGTCGTACTGTGATTTGCCACCTATAGCTGCGAAAGAAGGTGTACGCATGTATAAGTCACACGCCTTGCGTAGTGCATCTGTGTTCTTCATTTCAACAGCTTTAGTTGCCATGTCGGTAGTCTCCTTGTATTTAAAAAACGCCTACAGCCGCACATACAAATATTACAGCCATCATTACAAAACATAACCAGTATACTACCTGATTAAAAAAGTGGTTCATACAGTGATCCTTTAGTTATACAGTCATTGATATGTTCAAGCTCAATACCTAGTGAATCACTATGATCAAACAAACCTTCCCACTGTGCTTCCTCAACAGCATCCATAAGACGCTGTCGCTCCTCTGATAAGGGAGTGAGGTGCTGAAGGTTAGGCTCACCTCTACGCATCGTTCACACATGATGTGTTCATCGTAAAGGTAACACCTACCTCTGCGTCAGGCCAATGCTCATACGCTTTCTTCAGAGCATCTACAGTCTCAAGAACTCTCTCTAGCTTCTCTTCATCATCCCAATCCAATTCATAACTGAATTGCAGAGGCACAACTGCAATTACTTCTTGGTGGTGATCATACTTGTAGTAATGCTCCGTGCCATCGTGGTGGGTAGTAGGTGAAGGCATGTAACCGTGCTTGTTAGGCTTGGTAGGCTTGTCTATCTCAGTACGATTATAGCAATCCTCATACACAGTTATCACTGCATCATGGAAAGAGTAAGTCTGGATCGTGTACTTCTTGTTTATTTCTATTCTAGTAGCCATGTCTTCTGTCATCCTTTTGATTAAATGTGTAACCCCTGCCACCCATACAGTAGCAGAGGTATAGCTGTCAACCAGCGAAGTGTCGGATCAACCGCCCACTGTTCCTGTTTGATTTAGTCTCAATGTAGACAGTACGCTTGAAGAAGTGCAGCGCAATCATAGAGCTAAGACGCTCAATCTTGACACCACGGCTCTTGAACTTGCGGCGGCGGGTCAAGCCCTTGATGCCCAAGAAGTTGAAACGGCATCCATAGGTACGGTCATTGAGAGGCTTAGTGGCGATAATTGCAAACATGTTAGTAGTCCTCATTAGTGTAGGATGATCCTACGTTAAGTTAAAAGTTGATATGAAAGGCTTACCTGTGTCACTGCTTAGTGCAAGGTANGCTATGTCACTCTTATACAAAGGCTCATCGTCCTTGTCAACAAAGGTAGCAGCCTTGTAAGGATTGTACTTGGCAACGTTNGCTACGTAGCTACCTTCTGCATCGTAAACGGGTAGCTTCTCAACAAGTTCACCTCTAGCGAAAGCATGGACGTTCTTCTTATTCTCACGTAATACCCTCGCCCTGCCAGCAGGTTGCACAACATAGGTCACATCTTTGAGCATGGCCCCGCAAACATGTGCAATCACCTTGCCCTTGTGCCGCATAGAGAATACTTTCTTGTGCAGGTTGTAATACATCTCAACTCTCATCGTCAATCTCCC